ACCTTCGAGCATTTCCTCGGCCGTAATCTGGGCGTCGTAGTCGGCTACAAGGGCGTGCATCTTGACCGCCTGATTCTCACGGGAGACTCGGAGGTTGGGCGCACGACCCTCAAAGCCGGACACAAACAGCCAGTCCGTCGAGGGGTTGGTAGACCAGGAGGAAAACTCCTCCTTGGTCATGTTGGGTAGTGGGGTTGTATGAAGCCAGGCGTCGACTGGAGTGACCTCCAGGGAAGCCAGATTCTTCAGGGCATAAAGACTCATGGCCTTACTCCCCGCGGCTTTTAAAGAATATGGTTTCGATTCGGACTACAGACCCGTCTGGCCACCTCCTGACAATATCGTGCCAGTAATCAGCCTCGACTTGTGCGTCCAATTTGCTCCGGTGCGTCCTATCGGACACTCTTGAACCGTCTCTCAACACTATGTACCTCGCGTTATCCATTTTATTTACTCCTATTTAACGTATCTGTCGGTTTCCACGGCCTCGGCTGCGACCGGGCAGCCTTGTAACCAGTCCGGGGTTACCGACATCAACATTTCCACATCTTTTGGTTTCACATCCTTGTCGACCTCCACAACGGCTTCGTCGTGAACGTGAAGGACAAGGGGTAGGCCAGCCTTTTCGAGTCGTAGGATGCATTCGGCCATGACATCCCGGGCTGTAGCCTGAACGGTGTTATTACATAAGTTCCCACCGTAGAAATTGACGTGAGGACCACCCATGATGGTCTGAGCTGTGTATCCCGCGTATCCGCTTGCGAGGTTTTGTGTGCGAATGTTGCGGTATCTGAGGCTTCTCCAGGAGGGAAGCTCGATCTCGTATTGTCCGTCTGCTTTGGATTGTTTGTAAGCCGTCTCTAACTTCTTCCAGAAATTGACGACGTGGTGATTCTTGGATCGGTATGTTCTAACAATGTTTGCCGCTTGAGCTTCATCGATCTCCAGGCCGTACGCTGTGTTGGCCATGTAGGCGAACTTCTTGGCTCCTGCGCCGTACCCAAGACCCAGCACCATTGCCTTGGCAAGCTGGTACATGGCTGTATTGGTTTTCTTAAGTGTTCCTTTTTCTCCGTTCCAGAGATTGGCTGAGATGGCAAAGGCTTCGTAGATGCCATATCCGTTACGGACGGCCTCTAGGAGGGTTGTATTCCCGGACAACCAAGCCAGAACCCTGGGCTCAATCTGGGAAAGATCGCAAACGATGAACTTCTTGCCTGGGCGAGGGATAATGCAGCCTCGCATATCGACGCCGAAATGGGGTTCCCTAGGCAGATTCTGGACGTTAAAGCGGCTATCTCCACTAAACCGACCCGTATGTGCCCCAAAGAACTTCATGCCGTATGACGCCGTCATATCTGGACGCACACGAGAATCGAGCACCTTCATCTTGACCAAGTAGGAATTGGATTTTCTCCAATCCCGCATAGCGGCAACAAAGGGAACCTTGTCACCGTATTTCTTTTCCCAAACCGCACACTCCTCGGAATCTTCTGAAAGGGAATCAGGCCAAGGGATACCTTGGTTGATACACTCGGCCCTGAAATTCTTGATGGAGAGAACAACGCCATCTCCTTTGTCCATCCAGGGGAGCTTCTGTTCTGCTTCCCACTTGATTTTATCGAGCTTCTTGATTCCTTCTTTAACTAGGGGCTGATCAATCGCAAAACCCTTCCACGCCATCTCAATCGTATGCTTGGATAACTTGCGCTCGATTTCCGGCATCTCCGATCCGTACTTCTTGTAGAGCTCTAAACAACTCACAGAATCTGCTAAAGCGTATTGTGTCATCTCTTCCGCGAACTCAGTATTGACGACATCAGACCACTTCTTGCCCTTCATCTTTTTACGAGGATCCTTCGAAATCTCCTTACCAAGGAGGTTCGTGCAGGCGCCTTCCAGATCCCTTGGAGAGCCAAGGTAAGCCGCAAGATTGGCCGTGCAGAAGAAATCCGCGGGCTTCGACTTGATTCGGTCACCAAGAGCCTCAACACAGGCTCCGTCGAAGCTGTAGTTGTGCGCAATCCACCGGCAGCCGTCGATCTTATCCCAAGGAGCTTTGTCCACGGGACCGCAATACGGCTCAATACCGTCACCAACCATCGACACCATGTAGATCTCCCCACGCGGATCGCGTAGGTAGTGCCACTGGCCGAGCGTCTTAATGCTCAGCTCGTTGTCGTAGTAGGATTCGAAATCGATGGCAATGTTTCGCATTCGGCTTGGATTTCTTCTTTGGGTTCCTTGAGGGTTTCGAGATATAGGTCAAGCATCCGGCAGGTGAGGCCCTTGAGTTCCTCAGCCACCGTCTTTTCGACCGGTTGTGCATCCATGTGATCAGTGTGAACTTCAAACTTGAGTTCACCCTCGACCGCTGAGATGCGTACTCTTACGTCTACGCTCATTCTGAGTTTCCTTTCGTTGTGTGAGTTGTGGTGCTTACGCTTTCAATCGCAGCACCGAAGGTGTAATTCACGGTTGTGGTTGTACCCTGAGCAGTTGCTTCGGTAGTTGGGTAAAGGTCTTTCATAAATGGGAATTCCAGTTGGATCACGGATGCTTGTCTTTGGTAGCACCTACAAACCCGGCACGGCGGGCTTGCTCGATGAGAGTCCGTATCTCGTCTTTAAGACGACGGTTCTCTGTTGATAGGGATTCGTTCTCCTCGCGCATTTGCCGGAGACCGAGCTCGAGTATTTGTTCTGATGTTCTCATAAAGATTGGGTTAAAGACGTCGGCTACTTCTTCTCCAATTTCGACTTCTCGATTTGGAGCTTCATTCGCTGTATTTCTAATTTCGTCCATATGGGGTATCCGTGATCGTTTCTTTCGTTTAGTTCAGGCACGTCGACGTTAAACGCCGACGGCTGTTCTTTCGTCTTTGGCTTCATATAAGAATTTTGCAGCAGACCTTATGGCGTCCCGATGTTGCTTTTTGTCTACCGCAAAGATGATCGCTTCTACCTGATCATTTGGGCAGTAGATGTCGGTGTAACCAAACCAGCGTTGAGCCAGCTTGATAAAAAGACTCATCAGTAGCGTGTTAATCATTGCGCCTCCGCTTTTTGTTTTTATTCAGATCCTGAATTGTTTCTGCCAACATCTTTTTGAATGCGATGCTGAAGAAATCATCTCTCGTAGCATCTTTCCTCCCGAAATAGACGAATTCGTTATATACATTGTCTTCCATCTGAAGATCGATCTCAACGGTGTCAGCTTCCCTCACATCCAACACCTTGATCTGACCGATATCTTTGCCTGTTCTCTTGTTGTAAATTGTTACCTTACTCTTAGCTTTCATTTTTTCTGACCCTTTCTTATTTTATAAAGAACCATCGCTGCCCTGCATAAAGCTCTTTGCAGGTGTCCGACGACGCCCTCTTTGTCCTCTTTTTTATTCCCGTCCAACATCATCATTGCGGTGGCCATATGGCTCACTGCTCGATCCGCAGAATATCGGATCGAATCCCGGGTAAACCATTGCCCGGGACCTGATTTTGTTGAACCTGTTTTTGATTTCCCGCCCCGTGTCATCACATGAACGATCTCTTTGGACGCATTCATGGCAATTTCGTCGGGAAGGGGATAGGAACTTGGCTGTTTCAAAAGCACAGAGGTGACGCGCTGTTCACGGATCTCCCGTAACACCATGGCCAAATCCCAATTCTTTAGATCAACCCGTCAAACCACGCGGTGGTTTCTGGGGTATTCTTGCCGACCAAACGGAACACTGGTGTGAACCAGCTGCCCATCGTGTTGGAGCGAAGTTGAGTTACCAGCTCGTACTTGCCACCGGAGAGTTTCTCGCGGAGGGCCGTGGTGGCTTCCGTGATCAACTGCTTACCAGCGTTATTGTACGCGCTCTTGGCTAGGATCATCTGCGCCAGAGCGTAGTGGGCTCCGTCTTTCTCAAAGGCGAACAGGGGATGTGCGCCTTCGGGGCTTTGGACCGCCATCGTGAGGATCAGGATAGGGTCGTAGATATCCATATCACCCTCGGTGATGTCGGTGGTGCCGCCTGCAGTGCGCACGTCGGCAACCGTGTTAAAGATTTTCGGACGTTCTTCCGTGCCGTAGGGAATCCTCTGCATGTACTTCTTCGCCATGCGGATGATCGTCAATTTGGCAGGAGACTTCTGGTTTCCGACGGCCACCTCTTTCCGGAAGACGATGCTCCCGGGAGGGAAGTCGTTGGAGAGTTCGCCAGTCTTGTTGGCGATGTTGAGCCGGGGGATTTGGAAGTCGGAGACGTTAAATTCTCCCTCCATGCCGGCGTTGGTGGTCAAGGTGAGGGGCTGTTCAACAACCTCCGTCAATGCCTTGCTCGATTCGGTTACTGTTTCTGGTTTTGCTTCTACTTTTGCTTTTTGTTCTTTAGGGAACGTAGTTTTCATTGTTTATCCTTTATTTTTCTTAGTTGATAGGACTCGCTTCCTCGCGTCAGGGCGTTCGCTTCGGTGAGTTTGTCCTCAAGGTTGTCGCGTTCTTCTTGTTTTGTGCCCCGAGGAGCCTTGCTGGCGACTTGATCAGCTAGCTCCTTGAAGTTGACTGTGACGGCTTCCATAAATTCAGCCGTCGAGATCTTGTCTTTGACCAAATCGTACGCCTTGTTGGCGTCCGTGATCTTTCTTGCCCCCTGGACGGCCGTAAGACCATATCCAGGGATCTCGTTTCCTTCCTTCGCGTACTCAACGTTGTGTTTGCGTACGGAACCGCACCAAGCTTCCAGCACCGGTACGAGGCGTTGTGCCTGTGATCGTTTTTCCGGTGTGGCTAGTTGGCTTGGGTGGAAGAGATCGGGAAGTTGAGCGTCGTGAGCCAGGTCATAAGACTTGGCCAGAGAAAGGGACATAGCCTGAACTGCGTCACAGGTCGCAATACGGGAGCAATAGATGCACTGGTCGCCTGGGCGGGCCATATCCGGAGTGTTATTCCGAGCCCTTTCGATGATGCCTTTGATTCTGGCGTTCATCTTGGGGAGATCTCCGCCCCTGGTGAATGAAGCGGAATCCACGTAATCCAAGCGGGGCTGGAGAATGTGGAGTTTGAGATTCTTTACGTACGGATATTTCTTAAATACGCCGATCGCGTACGCCCACATCTGCGGGTTGGTCTCCGCTGGGTCAACGGGATTAAAACCAAATTTAAAATCGAACATGGCAGCTTCGTCGGCACAAATGAAAAAGCGATCGACGTAACCCCATTGGTCAAACACGTCGAGCTTCTGCTCCGACAAGTCCATAAACTTGGAATTCTTTTCGGTATACTCAGCTTTGGCTGCTTCGACGAATGAAAGACATTTGTGGACGAGAGCTTTTTCAGTGGAGTCGAGACCTTCCATCTCGCCGGTCTCACACGCTTTGTGCATCGCAGTTCCGCGGAGAGTTACTGGATGAACTTCGCCAGAATTGTCTTTTTGATAGCAGGGGCAGAGCTCAAAGTACTTGAGGCTGCTCGGTGAGTAGCTAGCGTGATTGTCAGTAGTACTCATGAGGGCAACGTTACTACCAGATCGCCGTCATTAAGCAAGTCAATTTCACGAATTTTGGATTTTGTTTTTCGTGCGACTTGTTCTTCAACTGAATTTGCGGCGTAAACTAAATATTGTCTGCAATGACTCTTCGATCCGGTGCGTGCGATGCGGCCGAGAGCTTGTTTTAAATCAATTGCCGAGTATGTCGGGCATACTAAACTCACTCGAGGACGGCCGTGTAAATCGTGAAGCGAGAGTCCAACACCGCCGGCTTGAATTTGCACGATGATTACGTGTTCTTTGTTCGCTTGAAACTTGTCGATTGCTTCCTGACGCTCTTCTGCGCTTTGCTCTCCGTGAATTGCAGGGGCATTTAAACGCTCCATAAGCGTCCGGCAGGTCTGCATGAAATTGGTAAAGATCACGACACTGCATCCAGCCTCAACATGCTCCTTCGCCATCTCGGTAAGTACGGGCACTCGCAGTAGTTCAACCTCCTGGCGGAGTCTTAATAGCCTTGTACGGGGCTCAGATGGGTCGAAATCGTTGGACTTAGCCTCTGCCAAGGCCGCCAGCTCGGCCTCCATTTGGCCGTAGAGCTTGCCAATGCGGTCATCAATATCAAAGACCTCGGACATGACGTTGTTTTGAGGGAAGGCATCACCCAGCTCTTCCACGCGAGTACGTACGCCACGCTTGGGAAAGATATGTGCGTGAATCTGGAGAAGACCTTCTTTGCCTCCGTAGTATTGGAAGCCGCCCCAGGGGGCTTGAGCTACCTTCATGGTCTTAAGCCAACCCCAGTAGTTTACCCCGGTGTGAATACCTAGAAGGTCGCCCGTCCAGCGCATATCCAGGGGGTTCTGAGCAGCCGTAGCTGAAAGCATAAGGACGGTATGGTCAGCCTTGGATGCACCCAGGATCTTGCCGTTCTGACTGCTATATCCTTTGCACTTATGAACCTCGTCAAAAATCAGAAGGGTAGAGGAGGGGAGATCCCACTGCCATTTCTTAGCTACCCACTTGCCGTGCTTTTTGCCCGTGCGGAGTTTTTCGTAGTTGATGACGAACAAGGGTTCGACACCAGCTTCTTTGAGCCAATGCTTCCAGGAAGGTATGACCGCTTTGGGACATATCACTCCCACGGGCATATTCATTTGCTTTGCGACAAAGGCCGCCGTGACCGTTTTTCCTGTCCCACAATCGCTAGCGTCCAACGCCACGCGGTTGTTGATCAGGGCGTCCATCAACTGGGACGCGTTTTCCTTCTGCCAAGGAAAAAGATTCAAGTTTCGATGATCAACGATACAAACGAACCTTCAGGATCATCACTTCCACTTCGCCAGACCTGAACTTCCTGGATATCGAAGCAGTCCGAATCCACATCGACGCAGATGTCGAGGTGGGGGCTTACCTTTTGCAGCTTTTCCAACAGTTCTCCAACTGTCATTTTATTTCTTCTCCACGGGGCGGATGCACTTTAGTTACCAGCTCGAACCATGAATCCGCGGTCATGGTCACGAGCCAGGGTGAATTGTTTTTACGGTGCGCCACTGCGATTGGTTTCCCTCCGCAGTCTCGTACCGCTTGTTCAACAGCTTTTCCGACGTTGAGGGCTTGAACCCTTTTGACTTCGAAATGAAAGGGGAGCTCTGAAATGACGTCGGGTGCATCCGGATTCCCAGAGAACTGCTGGCCACGCCTTGCGGTGTAGCCACGTTTTTTGACTTCGTCTCTCCACTCACGCTCACCGACACAACCCTTGGCACGACTATTCACGTGCGACTCCGAATTTATCATTCGCGAGCCACGCCTGGATATCCGACTCACAAATGCGGATAATTCCACCAGCTTTCGAGTGAGGGAGGGGATGACGTTTGTTGTTTAAGTAACGACGAATTGTGCGGTCGCCAACATGAAGCCGAGAGGCTGCTTCTTTTACGGAATAAATCTTTTCTGGGATTTGTTTGCTGACTTCAGATGGATTTACATTCTCAACGACAATGTGAAGTTTGTTGGAAGGAGTGACTGCGACTTTAAAAGACTGAGCTTCCAATATTAGATTCATACGGTGTATTACATCTAAACACGCCGTCTTACGGCAGTCAATCCAAATTAAAAACTAGATATGTTTTTTGCGGGAACCTTCTTTTTGATAAGACTTCATTTATGACTCGTTAATGTTAATCCTTACTCCGTCTTATCCTCTTGGTGCAAAATCACCTCTTAAGCGTTTTTTTACCATGCGCATCGATGTACTGTGCCAAAACCATTCTGACCAATCCTGAAACGTTGTTTACCCCTATTCGCCGGCTTTCCTCTTCGAGGAATTTTGCCATGTGCTTAGGTAAGCTTATTGTTTTTACTGTTTGGTTACTCGATCTTTCGTGACTCCTCTCCTGCTGTTCTTTCATTTGTTCCTCCTTGACCCGGTAGAATTGCGAAGTACCTCTCCGCCATAGCCCGGGTCACTGTTTTTCCATCCACCTGGATGGTCTTGTACCTACGTAGCACCATTGTCGGGCTATTGCCCATCGCCAGTGCGGTTGTTGAAGCGTCTCCTGTCATAGCTAAGTAGTAGGTAGCAAAGCTGTGACGATTTGCGTTTTGTTTCCAAGTAAAAAGCGGTTTTTCTTTTTGTATTTTGTGAATTAAATCTTCAAGCCAAGCATACAGGTCTTTATTAATTTCACCCGATCCAAGACTTTTAAGTATATTTCCTTTATATAGCCTAAAAGGGCTAAGCCAAGCTTTTAGGTTGTCGGTCATTGCAATAGTTCTATCGTTGTTAGCTCTTGATTTAGAACCACCTACAAGCTTTCCTTTAATTAAAATCAAATTGCTAGACCAGTCGAGGTCTTCCCAGTTCATTCTCTCTATTTCGGACGATCTCACCCCCGCAAAAGCACCCAAAACAACCCATGGAATAATCCTTTTTGGGGCGTTTTTTAAAATTAGACGCATGTCCTCGACGGACCAACTTTCTAATTTAGCGTCATTAACCCGGATACTTTCAGTCTTTTCAGCTTGGTGATCCTTATCTGGTTCCAAGTAGTCCTTCCTCTTGGCGTAGTCAAAAATCATGCTGATGGCTCCGCGGTAGTGCTGTCGAGTTCTTGGCTGCCATTCCGGGTTGGCCAAGAATGAATCCAATTCCTTGGCCTTGATTGTGGAGATAACTCGGCCACCAAAAACCCTCTCAAACTTACCCCAACGAACCTGGAGAGTTTGTTTCTGCCGCTTTTCAATAAAGGTATCGTTCAGCTTGATGTTGAGCATTTCCTTCAAAATTTCACTAACCGTGATCTTTGGTAGTTTGTTATCACTGGTTCTCAACCACAGGTTGACTGCCTCACTCAGGGGAGTACCACCCATCTTTTTTTCTAGGTCCCTAAAATAAATCAGCTCTTTATTTGATACGGCGACCATCGAAGCTCTTCCGTCAGCCAAGTCTCTGGCAATTCTACGAGCCTCGCGCTTTGCTTCGGTAAGTTCTGCAATTGCTCGACGTTGTCTTTTCCCCTCGGCCCACCACGTAACCATGTACGTCAAATAATTCTTATTGTTGACGCACTGATATATTTTAACATTGGCGAATCCATCTTGGATCTCGATCGGCTTAAATTCTTTTTTCATGCTGAATCGAAACATTACTGACAATTAATGTCTGTCGTCAAGGAAAAGTTGTACATTTTATGACCGCTCGCTCGTCATTAGTGTCAACTGTAAGTCGTTTTTACTCAACAAAAGCCTAGACAAATCGTGTACAAGTTACTGACAGTCAATGGTTTTGTAAACCGCTGGTCGTCGGTTCAAATCCGACAGCCGGCTCCACTTTAAGTGGTTGAAATACAGTAGCTTGAGTGAATGACCCCTTAAAAATTTGTATTGACAAATTCTCGATTACTGACAATTAATGTCTGATGCCAACGACTTTGTATGGAAAGGTATGGCCAGATGGGGCCGGAAAACTCGAAATTGAGCTTATGGCTTTCAAGCTTGGGCTGACCCCCGAAACGGGAGGTTTGGGCAAGTTTCAGCATTTCAAAAACGTTGTGGAGATTCTGTGGCCTTACCACAAAACGAGGAACAAAGCCGGGTTCTGCTGGCACCCTTGGGCGGAACGGATGATCCAGGCGGCTTGCGAGCAGGACTACCTTGCTATCTCCGGCCCCAAGTCCAGCGGAAAGACGGCGACCTTTGCTATGTGGGGATTGGTGAACTGGCTTTGCGCTCCCCACGAGACCCTTGTCTTGGTTACCAGCACATCTATTCGGGAGGCCCGTAAACGCCTTTGGGGAGGCATCCGTGAGCGATTTTTGCAGGTTCCAGGCTTTCCTGGGAAATTGATAGATTCCATGGGTAAGATCATTTTGACGGAAGGGGAGTCAAGCGACCGATCCTCCATAACCCTGGTGCCGTCCAGTCCTGACAAAGAGAAGGAGGCCACAGCTAAACTTATCGGTCTAAAGAACCAACGGGTGTTCCTTATCATCGACGAGGCCACCGACGTGACCAACTCGGTCTTTGAAGCTATCTCCAATCTAAACGCTAACCCTACGTTCCAGTGCATCGCCCTGGGTAACTTTTCCAGTCAGTACGACCCCTTTGGTATGTTTGCCACCCCTGTCGGCGGGTGGAACTCGGTCACGGTAGACCAGGAGGAGTGGAAGACGAAGCTGGGTTTATGCCTTCACTTGGACGGAGCCAAGACACCTAACCTTGATCATGACGACGCTTGGCCGTTCTTGCTCACAACAAAACAACTACGGCACGCCGAAGACCACGACGGCGAGCACAGTATTTCCTTTTGGCGATTCATCCGTTCCTTCCCAGCTCCTGGTGGAGCCGAGGAGTCTATTTACTCGGAAGCAGACTTCCGCAAGTTCGAGGTGGATAAAGCCCCCAAGTGGATTGAGCCGCCCAAGGTAGTTGCTGGACTCGATCCTTCGTTTACCAACGGCGGAGACAGAACGGTGCTGTATTTCTTGGAGTACGGACGGACTGAGGAAGCTGGGCCTACTGTGAACTTTAAAGATTTCACTATCATCAGAGAAAACGTAAACGACCCGCAGCCCAGAAACTTTCAGGTGGCTCGGCAAGTTATGGCCGAATGTCAAAAGCAAGGGGTTCCGCCGGAATATCTGGCGGTCGACGCCACCGGCGCTGGAGACCCGCTTTGCGATATTATCTCTGAGACGTGGTCTCCACGAATCCTGCGGGTAAAGTTCGGAGAAAAGCCCAGCACTTTGCCGATCAGCTCAAGCTCCATGGTGGAGGCCAAGGACAAATACGGGAACAAGGTCACCGAGCTTTGGTTCGGTGGCGTTGAGTTTATGCGGTCAGGCCAGTTGAAAGGTGTGACTCCTGAGCTGGCCAGGGAACTAACCAGCAGGAAATACACCACGATGGCCGGAGGTAAGTTGGTCGTAGAGTCCAAGCGGGATTACAAGTCGCGGGTAGGAAAGAGCCCCGATTTGGCGGACGCAGCTTTTGTCGGGTTAGAGTGTATTCGAGTACGAGTTGGAGCAATGGCCGGCGGAACCGTGATGGCTAGGAAGAGTGGGGGCTGGCAAGAGCAGGCTCGCCGGCTGGATCGCGTGATCGACACCAACAAAGACCCTGTGTTAAATTATTGACTTTTAACTGACAGTAGACAGAATAGTCGTTCACGTGGACATCTTACTCGAGAATATCAGCGAAACAGGAGCCCCGCCAAAGGCACGTCTTAAAGACGCCAAGTCGGCTCACAGTATTTATACTACGCTGAGAGAGTCGGATGCGCACGCTGACCAGGACCGCAGTAAGGTCCAAGCGATGTTCGATGGAGATCCACCCTACAATCCGAACACGCTTCGCAGTATGGGGCAGGCATATCGCGCCAACCTAAACTTTGGTGAAGCTGCGGCCGATCTGGAGAATGCACTAGCCGCCTACACCGATTTGGTGAACGGCGTAGAGAAGCTAGTCGAAGTTAAGACTACGTTCGGCGACGAGAGCGAACGACAGAACTGGGCGGGAGCAATCTCTGAGGAGTTCCACAAGACCTTGGTTGAGTGGGATCAATTTCATTTCAATTTCCAACTGCTGGCGCATCACTTTATTTCACAAGGTCTCGGAGTTACTTTCTTCGAGAACGATAAAGATTGGCGCTGGCGTGTTTGCGGGATTGGCGATTTTCTTATTCCACGGGGCACGCAGGCCACAGAAGATCGAATTGAGTTTGCCGTAGCCCGCCGGGTCTACCTGGCTCACGAACTTTATAATTTCATCAAGAACCCCAAGGCTGCCAAAGAAGCTGGCTGGAATGTGGAGGAAGTTCGTAAGGCTCTAGCTGCGCTTCACAAAAATAACCGCCCTGGCGATCAGAGCTGGGAGGAACTGGAGCGGGAGTTTAAAAACAACGACCTATATCACTCCTACGCTCGCGCCGGCGAGATTCGGGTGAATCACTATTACGTACGTGAATACGACGGCACAGTCAGTCACTACATTGGGCTGCGTGACGGATCTAATACTGACTTCTTGTATAAGAAGGAGAGTCGATTCAAGAAAGCCTCGGAAGCTTTCAACATATTTACCTTTGGCGTCGGGAACGGCACCTACCATTCAATCCGTGGGTTAGGTTACAAAATCTTCCCTCACATCCAGGTAAGCAATCGTCTCCGTTGCGCGATGGTAGACGGCTCGATGATGTCGACCAGCTTGGTTCTCCAACCCAAAACCGCAGAGGACGTGAGTCGTCTGTCTCTCGCATTTGCAGGACCTATTTCATTCCTTCCTCCGAACCTTGAGGTCGTATCGACTCAGTTCCCCAACTACAACAACAGCGTAATGCCGGTTGTTCAGGAACTTTCCATGACCCGCCAAGCGAACACGGGGAGCTACCGATCCCACCAGCAGGTGCAGGGGAGTAAGGAAAGAACAGCGACCGAGGTTCAAGCTCAGCTGGCGAACGAATCTGTTCTCACCACCGCCAGCATCAATTTGTTTTATGTGACCTGGGGCAAGCTCCTTAAAGAAAGCTTCAAGCGTTTACAAAAAGATACCTGGCAGCCTGGCGACGCCGGCTACGAAGGTTATGCAAAGTTCCGCTCTAGGCTCGAACAGCGTGGCGTGCCTTGGAAAGCTGTTCTCGACGTTCACGACGTCATCCCAGTTCGTGCTGTTGGTTACGGATCTAGCGGCGCTCGTATCTTGGCCTTCAACGAATTTATCCAACTCCTTCCTCGGTTCGACGAAGTGGGTCAGCAGAATCTTATCCGTGATCGTGTTGCCGCTCGTGTCGGCTACGACCAGGTCGATCGGTATCTCCCAGCCGGGAAACTCAAAGAACGGCTACCGACCGACGCCAAGATTGCCGAGCTCGAAAACGCTCAGTTCCAAGACGGACGTCCTATTTCTGTTATGCCTACCGAGAACCACTCGGTTCATATTCGTGTTCACTTGGCCGACGCCCGCGGGATGCTCGACGCTACCGCTCAAGGCATCGCCAAGCCCGACATGGCTTTGGCTTATCTTTCACTGAACTACCAGCACTCAATACAACACCTCCAGCAGATCGCCGGAGATCCGACCCGCAAGATTGAGATTGGGCAGTACAACGAAATGCTGAACTTGATGCGTGAAGCTATTGTGGCTTTGGAAAACAATATGCGGGCCGAGCAAGAGAACATGCGCAAACAACAAGAAGCAATGGCCAGGCGTGGTGGAGGGCAGGGCGGTATCGACCCCAACACGGCCGCGAAACTTCAAGACCACCAAATTAACATGCAGATGCGAGTTGAAGAAGCGAAGGTTGATCAGCAAATCAAGCTGGCGGATCACCAACAGAAGATGGCTTTGCGTGATGCTGAAATCGCCAGCAAGATCAGAAACTCGTAATATTTTGTGCTTGCCATAATGGCACAAGTCTGTCAATAAGATATATATGATGACTATCGACGAATGGCGTAAAAGGGAAGACCTTCAACTAGAATTAAGAGAACTGCTCAAGCACCCCGCATTATCAAAAGCTTTCGAAGTGCTTGTGGATTTTGCGTTGCCTAAAGCTATGCCGGTTCCGCAGGGCGCGGACATTGCCTTGTGGGGCGCTCTTCAAAACGCACGTCGCGAAGGATTTTATGACTGTCTCAGAAACTTTGGGGCTTTGACCAATTTGGCGGAGCAACCGGCAGTGTTGCCGGAACCCTGGACTGAAAACAAAGGAAAAAATAACTAATGAGCACACCCGCTCCTGAGCTTGGATTATTGGATGCATTAAACGTCGCGCTGGATACTCCCGCGGCTCCTCAAGCAGAGGCTCCAACAACTCCCGAACCTAAAACTGTCGCAGCTCCTGAAGCTGTTAAAGCTGAGCCCGCAAAAACAGAGGCGAAGGCTGAGGCAACTCCTGCCAAGGTTTTAGAGAACAAGCTCGATATTCCGGATGACGTGCTCGAGGCGATTGGAAAAGAGCCCGAGGCTGCGAAGGAAGAAGCTACTCCTGAACTTCCAAAAGAGGCCACCAAGTCTGCTCAAACAGCTTTTGCAAAAGTTACGACCGAACTCCGTGACACCAAAGCCAAGTTGGCCGCGCTTGAAGCTAAAATTAACAAGGAGACGACCAAGGTTGAGGACTCAGGGGAGGAGACTTCTCCTCAGCTTGATATTCTTCGTAAAGAACTCGAGACCCTCAAAGCCGAGCGCGATGAGTACGAGAGTGAGCTTTCTGTAGCCCGCGTACAGGCCACCAAGCAGTACAAGGTTGCGATTGATGCGCCTATTCGTGAGGCCACCAACACCATTCAAGAGATGGCCAAGATGTACGAGATGGATGCTGACGCCGTCGTTCGGGCCGCAGCAATTAATGATCCCGCGCAACGCAGAGCCGCGGTCAAAGAAATGCTTACAGGTCTCGACCCAATCGATGCAGTTGATGTGCGTCGTCGGGTTGATGAACTCAATTCTTTGTACAACAAACGAGATCTAATTCTAACCAACGCCGAAAAAGCAATGGACGAGATTAGTAAGCGTGAAGCCGCTCAGCAGGTCGAGTTGGCTCGTCAGCAGGAGCTCGCTCAAAAGAAAGCTCAGGAAGAAACCACAACTACTTATAGCGAAATGTGGAATCGTTTTACTCAGGAAGTGCCGATTCTTAAAAAGACTGGCAACGCCGAGTGGGACGCTCGCGTCGATGGGCTTCGTGAACAAGCCATGCTTGTAGAGCAGTCTGACTTGGATACCGAAACCCGGGCAGCCTTGACCTACCAAGCGGTAGCAATGCCTCTTATGGTTCAGTTGTTCCAGGGCTACGTGAAAAAGAGCCAGGGCGAAATCGCCGGCCTTAAGAAGGCTTTAGGTGAGTATCGTACCGCCACGCCAGGAGCTGGTGGGGGCGAATCCAAGACTGGTTCTCCTGAAATCGCTTCCGACGTTAGCTTTTTGGACGCACTCGAAAAAGGTCTGAGGTAAGTAACTCATGCCCGCTTTCTACCCGGAAGGCGACGAGCCGAAACTAGCCGACCCTTCGGGGAGGTCTCTTCATAAGATTAATAATCTTTTAAAGAGTATCGATGCTAAAACTGGCTCTACCACCCTTACTGGTCCGGTTACGGTCAATAATGAGGTTGAAGTCACCAACAGCACAGGCAACCCGATTCCGGTAAGCGGAACCGTTGCATTGGATGCAACAAGCTTGGCAGCCCTAGAGAGCATCAGCGTAACTTTCCCAGCAACTCAGAATGTAAACGTCACTAACGCTGGGTTGACAATCAACGACATGACCAGCGGGAATGCCAAAACAAAGATCGTTGATTCAGTTGGGGCAGACGTTTCCTATATCACTGCCGGCACGGCCGGAACTCCGTCTGCAGGCGTTCTCAGCGTGCAGGGTATTAATGGCGGAGTTTCGCTTCCAATTAGCGGATCCGTAGAGACTGGGTTAGCGCAGCCGTTAACAGATACTCAACTACGAGCACTTGCCGTTCCTATTAGCGGAACAGTTACTGCGAATACTGGGTTAACTCAGCCTTTAACCGACACACAACTTAGGGCTGCTTCTGTCCCAATTTCGCAAGCAACAGCAGCAAATCTTAATGCTACAGTTGTCGGATCTGGCTCATTTACAGCAGCTCAATCTACCGCAGCAAATCTTAACGCCACCGTAGTTGGGTCTGGTTCATTTACCGCAGCCCAACCTACTGCAGCCAACCTCAACGCTACAGTTGTCGGATCTGGCTCATTTACTGCGGCTCAAGCAACCGCCTCTTCACTTAAAGCTCAGGCTCAAATTCTAGATTCTGCTGGTTCACTTCTTACTTATGGATCTACTGGTGTTGCGGGTAGCCCATCTTCCGACGTAATAACAGTTCAAGGGGCTTCCGCTGGAACAGCCGTAAACACAAAGATCTTAAACTCTTCTGGAACAGCCGTTACGTATGCTGAGACTGGAACGTATGGTTCCCCAAGCGTTGACGTCCTTAGCGTTCAAAATCCCCAGGGAGTCACCGCTACAATCACGACCTTCACAAGTACTACTGCTTCGACAAGCCTTGTTGCAGTCGGCTTAACTCGCAAAGCACTCACAGTTTATAATTCTGGGCCAGGCGACCTTTACATTTCTCCGACGGCAACTTGCACGACTACAAATTTCCAACTCAAATTGAGCAGTGGAGATTTCTGGGAATGCCCAGCGAGCCAAGTACTACTGAGTCATACAGGCGTATTTGCCACCTCCGGCACGGCCTACATCACAAACTTGATCTAGGAGCAGGCGATGCCTCTTTCCAGATTTCTTCCAGTTCCTCCTTTAAACTCTACCACGACCTTCAGGAGATTTGCAGTTCCTGGGGTTACCACACAGTTTATCTATTACTACACGCTGTTTGCGCCACCAGCTTCAAACTCTGGTTTAGTTATGCCGAATTGGACAAGCACAGGCATTGGTAGTACTTGGACTGGAAATTGCTACCTAGATGTTTATGCCACAAATTCGACTGGGTATGGCGCAACGATAAAGTTTAGGGGTAACCAAGGTCTCACAACTACTGGTGGTGGAATTATCGCTAATAACGGTCCTTATTGGATAGCTTGGTCTAGCGCAATCACATTAGCTCAAAATGATGTAATTGTTGGAAATGTTACTGGTGCAAGCGGGAAAGTCTATAAAAGCGGAAGTCTTACAGATACTTGGTTATACGACTTGTCTGGAGATCTTTTCTCAACGGCAGATACAAACTTTACTGTAAATGGGACTCCATCTGGTCGAGCAATTACTAACACAGGTTTTGGAACAAGCCCCGCTGCGGGAATCTATTTTACGCCAGCACCAGCCAATCTTGCCGACAAAAATGCTGGGTATTATTCTCCATTTTTATTTAATAAAGGTAGAACAATGGACGGATCTTCGATTGTTCAATTCTGTTTTTCTGGAATTGCTGTCTAATGCTCCTCCTCCCCTCCCACCCCATGGTTGCAAGTAAATGAAAATCTTACCGCTTCCGCTTGGCTTGAAGTTTGTGGGAAAAAGAGCTTTTACTCCAGCTAGCATAGCTGAGCTAGATTTATGGCTTGACGCCGCAGATAGCAACACACTGTTTGATGGAGCAAGCGGGGGTAATTATGTGACTACAAATGGGTCAGCTGTAAAAAGATGGGAAGATAAAAGTGGTGGTGGCCGACACGCTAGTTGCGCTGGCCATACTGACATATTCCCAACCCTAACAACTAATGGAAAAAATGGAAAGAATGTTATAAATTTTGCAACTTCAAAATACTTAACATCAAGTTTTACGGGGGTTAACTACAACGCACAAACATCATTTATTGTGTTTCAATACTTAAGTGCCTCTTTGGCAAACGCAAGAGGATTAACCCAAGCGGTAAACTCAACAAGCAACGATTTTAACGGAAACCACTATATACAAGTCGTGAGAAATGGTTCAAATGATCAATTTGCTTCATGGGCTGGTAACGGATTTGTTAGTTCTGTATCCGCTACACCAAACCAGTATTATATAGCTAGAGCCAGACATTCAGGTTCAAGTCTGACTCTTAAGCTAAATGCATCTGAAGGCTCTTCATTCTCACATACACTAAACTTTAATTTCTCTGCATTTAGAATTGGGTCATTTATTCTTCCGACTCTATTGCCTGCAAATTCATTTATAAACTCTCCAGTTGCAGAAGTAATAATATACAGAAAATCACTAACAGATGCCGAATCGGATTCAGTAACAAACTACCTAAACTCAAAGTGGGCTGTGTACTAAAATGCCCTCTTTACCCCTCTTACGTCCTCTTTCATACGACGCGGACGCCATAACCTACTTCAACAAGGTTGGCACTCCGCTGAGCGACTTGGGCAAGACCCAGGTCAACGCTCTCATTCTAAACATGAAAGAGTTGGGCATTTGGTCTACCTGCGCTCACGGCTGGCTCTATTTGCCCGAACACAGTGGAGTGCCAGTCGGTGCAACAACGGGAGTATTTTACGACTTAAAAGGAGTAATGAATTTAACCATGACTGGGTTTGCTGCAGCTGGGCAGACTCAAACAGTCAACGGTCCGCACATCTGGGAAAACGGAATAGCCACGTTACGATCTCAACTTCTTGGGAATACGCCAACTATTGGGCAATTCGGTAATACCAGCTATGTGAACGGGGAAGACCCTGGTTTTGTTTGGGGCGGGTTGTGGGATGAACCGATTGATTTTTCAACTGGAACTTCTTCTGGAAGCGGTCCGTCAACTGGTTCTGTTCCATTTACTTTTAGTCACGGCTCTGGCTCTTATAGCACTATGATATTTCAAGCCTCTACATCGGGCTCAGGCTCTTTGCATAGCCCTACTAATCAGTACTACACACGGCGTTTTAGGTTTAATGCTCCGACAACTAGAGGAATGCGATTTGGAATAATCTCAAACGGGCCAGCGTACTTTGATTACCCGCTATTTATTGTTTTCGATCCCACCGCATCTTATACGTTTTCAGTATTAGACGCTAACAATCTCACCAATAACACCGTAGGGGGCAATACTGTTGGGTGCTACAACTACAATTCTCACTACAGGCTTGGACAACCAGGCACCGGTACGGTTCCAAGCGTTCGTCAATTTGACGCTTCTATGCAACCTCTAACAAACGAGTCTGGTACCGTTGGCTTTTCTAGACCTCCTTACGCGGTGACTACCTCACAATCGAGCCCCGGATTCTTAATTGATGCGGGGGTAGGAACGCCGTCTAATACTCAAATACGATGTCATGCCTTAAAAGCCAACTCAATCAACCCCAACGAAGGCGCAGGCTCAACCCCTTTCTTTTTCTTTGTTTTTCAAAAAGACACTAACTTCGGGTTTAGACGAGCCGAAAAACTAATTAGTTTTCACCAGACCTTAGATAAACAGATAGCGGGCCATCAAAGAGTCTTTAATAAGTTCGCCCCGTATCCTGATCGCTGCCGCATACGAACAGCTAAGAACAGAACATCCACTGAGACACTTCCACCGAGAGTCTATTTTGGGGTAAACGGTTCTTTATCCACTCATTGTAACGATCCCGCCAATGCCTACGGATCGTTTACGCTCGATATGTGGTGCGAGGACGAAGAGTATAGTCTTTTTCCGTCTTCCATAACTTCCAGCTTAACCTCGGCTCAGTTTCAGAGCTTTCTTCTTTCCCTCCAGTACCGCATCCATAACGGGTTTAGTAAAAACAACATTACTTTCCCAACCTCTCCAAATTCCTTTACGCTGGGCGGCGGGACAATCACGCGAAACCTAGGGACGGGGTACAAGACTTATCGGAAGCTTTGTTCTGCTACTTACGCAACAACTAGTCTGCATTTCACGCCGATCCAGAATGTAACTTCTCAAGCGACCACCAACGTAGCCACGACGGTTACGCTTAATATCACCTCAACCCCATCCCCACTCTACACTGTAGGTAGTATAATTCGAATCGACAACGAACAGATGTTGGTAACAGCGGTTAACGCAACAGTACTCACAGTAACAAGAGGCTACGCAGGCACCACAGCTGCCGCACACAACGCTAGCTCGATCGTGTTTATCTTCGACCCAAGAATCAGAATGTATAATTCTTACCCAACGTTTATTAATAACTTTGAGGTCATGGCTACCGATTTTAACTTAAATCATATCCCGAGCTACGATGCGGATGCCTTAACTTATTTTACAAACACGGGGATTACAGATCTTACGGCACGTCGACAAATAAATGACTTTGTTGTCGGGGTTAAAGCTCTAGGTGCCTGGTCTACTATGGTCTGTTGGCCGATGCGAAGCTCACAAAACGCTGGAACAGGTTCAACCGTGTATAGCCTTGGGGGAGGTGGGACATTTAACGGTACTATGGCCGCGGGTGCTACTTGGGGTGCCGAAGGCATAACCTTTAACGGATCTACAGGTCGAGTCTCAACAGCTCTTACTTCAATTACAAGTGATCACACCTCGATGAGTATCTTCAAACAAACCATAACCACGGGTTTTCAGGTTACCCTAGCTAAAGACGACCAAGGCGCGAACCGACAGTTTAACCACGTTTCGGACGGGAGCTCATATCTGAGTCAGGTCTGGAATACTACCGCTCGAAGTATATTTGTTGGAACACCCGTTGCTGGAGCCTTTAGGTCAATCGTTCTTCGCAATAGTGCGGGTCTTACAAACGCCCAGCCAGGGCAGTGGTATAGCAATCCAACTCAGACAACAACAACCTCTGGGACAATGTCTGCTGGTACAGCAGGTGTTTCAATTGGGTCTGCAAGTAACTCTAATTTCTTCTTTAACGGGGTTATACCTTTTGCTGCTGTTTGGAACTCATACCTAAGTGATACGAACCGTGCAACTGTGTATCGAATCTATCGTGACACCCTGGGGGAGGGGATAGTGCTTCCGAACTAAGATGCCCACTGTCCTCCCATTAAAGATCCGTAAAGCTCCGACGATTTACGAGGTCAACAACACAAAAAAGAGCGGGATGACGGGGAACAGGAAGTTCTCTGCTAATAGGCTTGGAACATTTTATAACCCAAATTTATATGCAGCTCGCAGATGGAATTGCGGGGCTACTGGATTTGAGTTTGTAAAGCCTTCAAGCGGTACGCCAACGTATCGGTATTACTCAAGCCTGAACCAACGCAACTGGAATGAAACGTTCCTTTACGGCACTCCAACGTACGCCGACTCAAGTAATCCTAGGTATTCGTTTTGGCAGTCCGTGTCCCCAAATCTCTATTCATTCCTTAACACTTATCATTCGGGTGGCTTACCGACCAACAAGCTTATCAAGGTATGGGTATCCTGGGACAAATATGTTTCGGTATCTCCTAGAGGTTTTGATTTCTATCCTGAGTACGATCTAGGGCAACAATGGCGGTACGATAGACAAAGAAGCTTTTCGTATCTTACATCCTCCGCTGGTGTTTGCTGTAGGTATGCTATTTTTAGTTAGTTCTTTAACAGATTATCGGCCCGTACTGCTTTAATTCGGTGAAACTCTTGGGAGATTCCCAAGACAATACCGAGCCAAGACATGCACGCTTGCATGTAAGGTGTAGAGACTACTGGAGGCTTAGGACGCCTTAATAACCAGCACGAACAAGCAGGGTGTCTAACGACATCAAGATATAGTCCAATCCACCTGGTAACAGGTCGGTATAAATGCGCGTCTCCTCTGGGCGCGGGTCAAAGCATAATTCAGGTATTGACAGACCGTAGTCAGTAGCGCATACTCTGATCTGCCTTAGAGATCCTATAAAAACGGAAGCGGGTTTTGAGGGCACGACCTATAAAAATGGAAGAGGTCACACGGGCAATAAAAGTCTCGGGATGCCGCCGGGAGATCCAATTTTGAAAACTACGGGAAACCGTGTTGGTTTCTCCTCTTGTTTTTAAACTCTTACTTTTTTTCTCTGAAAGGAGAATACTACTATGGCTACAGAATATACAAATATCGAGCAGCTCCTTGTTAAGGAAGCTGGGCGAATTGGGCCAGAGATCTACCGCAAAACGGTCGACAACAACGTTTGGCTCAAATTAATCAAACAAGATACTTTCCCCGACGAGATGGGCGATCGGGTCAGCGTGCTGACCTACGAGCGTTCTATCCCGCAGGCGGCCCGTAACGGACGGCAGAATGATTTCGATCTTCAGTCGGTCTGGCAAGGTAGCTCGGCGATCCTCGGGTCCAATCCTACCGATCAGACCTACACCAGCTTCAATGCATATACTCAAGCCACCTCAGGTGCAGCTAGTGCGTTGACCGCTTCGACGGATTCTGCTAACAACGCCAGCCTGCCTAAGTTTGCTAACGTTGAGTTTGCTCAAACCCTCCGCACTTACGACCTCCGTCGTGTTGCGCTCGAATCTCCGAACATCTCGCTCGAAGATTTGCGCTTCCCCGTGCGCCGGAAAGAGCAGCTGACCCAGATCATGAACATCCTGACCGAGCAAACCGCTTTGGTCTGGACGACTCGCTACCAGGACGAATACGTCCGGTTGGCGCAGAACAAGATCACTCCTACCGGCACAAGCGCTTCAGACGCAGCGTTGAACTTTGCGACTGTGTCGAGCGATCTTTCTTCCTTTAGCCCCGCGGTTAATGCGACTAGCAAACTGACTCAGGGAATCCTGCGTCGGGTTTACATGCGGTTGCTGCGTGACGGCGCCGGTTCGGCCGCTCAGGGCAAGGAAAACGGAGCCCCTGTGTTCAACTTGATCACCAGCGCTGAGACTAGCGACGACATCATCAAGCTCAACAGCGACATCCGTAGCGACTTCCGTTACTCCACCAAGCCGAATGAGCTTCTCGCTCCTCTCGGTGTGGAACGGTCCTACGGTGGCTTCTACCACATCATTGATCCGTATCCTCCCCGGTACAACCGCGTTGCCCTCACGGCAACTGCGCATGCGGCTGGAGTATACACGGTTGCCAGCAACGGCGGTTTAGAAATTGGCGACGTGGTTACGGTTACGAGTAACGACGAAGCGACTGTTCGCTCGGCTGCAAGCACTGTTACAGCTGTGACTAGCACTTCGGTGACAATCGCTGCCGCTGTTACTGGCGCGAGTGCAACGGACAAGCTCTTCGCCTGGAAGCGCGTGTTTCCGTTCACTCGTACCTCGGCTACCAAAGGCAACAAATACGACATCAACGCAAGCTACCTCTCGGCTGCTTACGAAGATTCCATCATCCTGGTCAACGAAGTGTATCACTCCGTTGTTCCGAAGCCTCTCGGCTCGATGGGACAGATGGGCTTTGATGCTCAAGGCTACCGTGGTGACTTCAAATGGAAGAACATCCCTGATCGGGGCACTAACCCCGACGGTTCAGTTGGCTTCTTCCGCGCGACGTTCGCTAACGGTTCTAAGCCGGTTCGCCCTGAATGGGGTTATGTCATTCGTCACAAACGTGGCGAGGCTGACCTGCTCTGGGTTGCCTAATTGATTCGAACGATTGCCTCAGGGGTTCAATCCCCCTGAGGCAGTCACTTTTTATAAAATGGAATCTATCCTCCTGGTTCTCCCTTCTGGCAAGGGCAAGGTTGAGGCTAAAGCAAAGGCTGAAGACTCAAAGACTGCCAAAGCCGCTGGTGAACCTAAGAGCACAGATAAGGTTTCCGGAATACGTATTCCACTCCCCATTGGGTTTTCAGCTCCCACCCCCGTCAAACCGAGAGCTGAGTTTGATTTTGTAGCTTCAGGCATCATCGACGGGGAAGAGCTCGTTGTAACCAAATTGGAGGGCCTCCCAGTTCCTAATCCAGGAGCTGAAAGTGAAGAAGACAAAGAGAGGGAGAAAATGGCTTTCGTAGATTCCGTTGAGAAAGGTTTTGAACTATGAAAGTAGAATTTCCGATCCCGCAAGGTTTTACACTCCCCGATGGAGTTAAAGAAGGTGAGACGTTTGAATTCATGGCAGGGGGCTATATCAAAGGTGATATGCTCGTGGTTTCTTCCGTCGAAGGTAATCCCGTCGGCGAGACAAAAGAAGAAGCTCCCATGGACGAAATGGCCTCGAATGAAACCCCGCAAGCCCAAGACGGCAACTTCGTCGACTCAATCGAGACCGGGATGTCCTGAGCATTTAATCAAAGACCTCGGCCTGGCTATCGTTGAGCAGGCTGTTTGGGATTTGAAATATGCTCAGAAATACGGCACCCGATCTGCGTACCCAGAGGATTTGATGACCAAGCAACACTTTGCCTGGTTCTTCAACAAGAAGAATGAGCTCTGGCATTTGCTCGGGCTAAACGGAGACGCAATTTGCGACCGGCTACGACCTGTTATTGCGAACCTCAAATGAGCGAAGAACAATCCGAGATCCGGGAGCGCTTGGCTCGAATCGAGACTAAAGTCGATTCCACGCTTGATCTGCTTACCGGCCACGACGGTCGTCTTCACAAGGTAGAAGGTCACATAAACAGGGGATACGGGATTGTCGCTACGCTTACCCTGGGGCTCACGATGTTTGGTCAGTGGTTTTGGGAAAAGGTTCACGGCCGTTAATTATTGACAAATACAAGGAAGTAATTGATACTCGTACATATGCCGACCCTACTAGTGGTTGCGTTGCTTTTTACGGGTTGTTCTACCGTATCTCCCAAGCGTTTGCCTAATTTTGCTACTACAGAAGCCCGCTTGGACGCGGCCTCTGCCGTTGCCAATCCCGAAGCTAAAGTCCATATCGAGGAGGCTAAAAAGCAATTAGAGTCAGCCAAGCAGGCTTGTTTTGTAAATACCGAGGCTCTTGAGGAAGCAGTCAAAGAGCGTAACGAGGCGGTTAAAGACGCCGAGATTTGGAAATCTAAACAGCGTAAAGCTCTTGGTGAGCTATGGATGTGGAGAGGGGCTTTGATTGCCGCAATTCTTTTTGCCGCACGTGGCCCCATCCTTTGGGCAGTTCGCAAGTTTATTGGGATTCCCTGGTGAAACATTGGCTCTTTTCAAACTTCCAGGGGCTTTTGGCTATTGCCACAGCCACTATCATCTTTTTCTTTTTAGGTCCAATCCTCCAGGGCTTTGACACGACAGCCGGCACAGTTGATCTAGGCTCTTTGCACGTCCTGGCTTTTGGGGCAGTTCGTTTTCTTTTCTGCACGTTCATGGCTTGGACAGTGCTTCAATTAGACTGGAAGATACTGGATCAATACGTCGACCGAGGTGTGCTCAGCGATGACTGGAAGGAATCGGGACCCCGTACAAGGCTGATTGTTTTTGCAGCCGTGTTCTCAGTCCTGCTACTGGCAGCCATCCTGTCATGCCGATAAAGTATGTTTTTGCGATTACTCTTGCTCTTGCCCACTCCAATATTTCTTTGGGTGATACGGATGCGAGGCATCGCGTCGTCGAGACCGCAAAAAAAGCCATCGGGACAAAGGAAGCCACAGGCCGAAACGACGGGCCCGTGGTGGACGAGATCCTAGACTCCGTAGGCTTAAAAGGTACTCGAGCGCCTTGGTGCGCGGCTTTCGTTGTTTGGGTAGGGGACAAGACCTTTACTCGCGCTCTTAACCCGTACCCCCGGACAGCCTGGTCGCCTACAATGCTGTACCGTCCTATTTGGGATAGATCCAGAAAAGGCACACCTCTCCAGCCAGCCGACGTTTTTGGTATTTGGTTCAATAGCATGGGTCGGGTAGCACATACCGGGCTTGTAGAGAAAAATGACGGGGAATGGCTTTTAACGATTGAAGGCAACACCAATGGGGGCGGTTCCCGTGACGGAGACGGGGTTTATAGACGTCGTAGGCTGGCAACCAATGTCCTGGGGAGGTCTTGGCTATGAGCCTTCGCATAGGGGCTATTGGCGTTCAAAGAGTGGCCGCAAAGCTCTTGGAGCAGGGGTTTTTGGTTTGCACACCTGTAATTGACGAGGGGTACGATTTGATAACTGACTGGAGAGGCAAACTTAAAAGAGTCCAGGTTAAGACCACGGCAGGCGCCTCGGACACCAAGACTCGAAACAAGCTTAAATTCCTGGCTGTAAAAGGTCCTGGGTACGGATACGGAGCTCTTCTTAAAACCAATAAAGTAAAGACAATCTACAACAAAACCGACTGCGATATCTTTATTTTCTACCACATTCCGCAGGATGCCGTGTTTGTAATCCCGCGGGCAAAGCTACCCAAGACAAAATCTATCTATTTCGCTGCTAACTCAGCCTGGCGAGATAACTGGGAAGTATTACGGTCCAAAGGTTGAAACGGCTTTTATTTCTGAGAAAATAACCATATGGCCATAGAAGATTCAGGACGCGAGAGAGCAGGGTTCAACGGGTTAGAAAGTGGCATGGATTCCTCTAGGGAGCCAAACCTGATCAGTCCAAAAAGCTACGCCCTTGGCGTTAACGTCACGGCTCGAGGAGGTACAGTAAAGACACGGCCCGGGTTTGTTCAGCTTGATTTGAAGCCAGATCCCGAAGATCCCGACGCACTTGAGGCGTTTCAAGTAGGGTACTTTCAAGGAGCTACGCTATTTACCCAGCCCGCCAATCGAGACGAAGCCTCTGATTTAGCCGATGCCGGCAAGGGTAAGACCTACATTATTGCGGCCGCTGGTGGGTGGCTTTACCGAATTGACCCGCAAACTAAAAAGATAATTCGAATTAACGGAACTCCTGGAACTGCAATTTCAGCTAAGGCTATATCCAGTATTACTTGTTCTGGCACAACCGCCACTCTTACAACAAGTGCTCCGCATCAATTAAACCCAGGAGACAAGATTACCGTTACCGACACACTTCAAGCACACTTGAACGTCTCTGAAGCTACAATTTTAACGACGCCTACTTTAACTTCATTTACCTATACAGCTAATTCATCTTCTTCGGTCGGGTCATCTGTTGGCTCTTATACTATATATAACCCGTCCGTCGGTTACGTGAACTTGCCAA